TTTGCCGATTCGTCTTTATCAGAAGCCGTTTGCGCTCTGATCGCTTGCGCGATCGCACGCGCATCATCTGCGTTTCCGGCCGCATCTGCCTTGCGCAACGCGTCATATAGCCGGTCCAGATCCGCCATTGCTAACCGCCATACTTCTTGAGCAACGCATTGATGTCGTTCGGCACTGGGGACGCAGAGTTCGGCGCTGCCGGCCGTTGCATGCCGAAAGTGGATGGCGGGGTTGCGCCCGAAACTGATGCCATGTTTGGCGGCGGAGCGCCGAAGTCACGCTCATAGGCTTCCGCCCGCAATTTGTCCCCTGCCCGTAACCTGTCGCGGATGGCGATCAGATTGTCACGCAACTGTGATGGCGCCAAATCCTGATCGAGGTTTCCCATCACAGATTGCAGAAGCTCATTTTCGCGATCTGAGACTTGCCCAAGAGCGCCACCGGTCGGCGAGTTTTCACGCATCTGCTGCAGCTTATCGAATCCGATATTGGACTTGATTGTTTTCAGATCAGAGGCGAGCGTTTTTGGGGGCGAACCAGGCACCCAATTCAACCATCCGGCAGGGCCTGCGGTATACCAGTCGGTATTTTTTAGCGCTTTGTCGATGGCGTCATAAACAGTCTGACGCTCCGCAGTGAGCGCCATGTAGGCGGCACGCGCCTTGTTTTGCGACTGCTGGTATTCAACCCGCTCCTTCGGCTTCAGCGACGGCAACAAATCATTTCCTGTCGCCGGTTTCCATGATGCCTGCGAGTTCGGGTTTCCGCCCTGAAAGACAAAGCCGTTTACGACCTGGCCAACATCCGGCATTGGCATGTCAGTTACCCCAGTCCATTGCCCACGGGTTCAGGTTTGAGGTCTTGTCGGCTATCCCGGCCTTGACCGCCTTTTCCTGAAGCGCAAGCGCGCGAAGGCGCATATCCGCAGCCTGCTTGTTCTTTGGGCTATTCGGATCGGCCGGTCCGCCGGGGATGGGTTCCCACCCTGTATGATCGGCATTCCATTGGTAGCCAGGCGGTAAACCGGTGTTAGGCGGCTTGACTGGAGAAACGAGTTGCCCGTTGGAATCGCGCTGGCGGTATCCGGTTGCGGCAATCTCTTCGGGCGTCAGATCGCGGTATTCGGTGCGCGGCTTCATCTGGCTTTCGAGGATGGCCGCGCCAACCTTCTCGGCTGTGTCATTGCCGCTCGAAATGAGCCCAGATATATCCCCGCTTTGAAGCGCTGACCGCAGCGCATCCGCATTTTCCGCATTGGCTTCGTCGCGCCTGTCACCGGCGCGCTTCGCCATGTAGCTGCCGAGAAGGGCTTGTCCGACGCGCGCGAGCGCTTCACCGGGACCGCCGACTGCCGGTGAGGCATCGAGGCCATGCCCCATGATGGCTTTAGCCAATGCTTCCTGATGATCAATCCGTCGCGTGTCCTGAAACGGCATCGGGACATTCGGCAACTGCGGCTGTTGCAGGAACTGGATGAAGTTCGGTTGATGCTGAGGCGGGGCGTAGTTGATGGGCATAGGCGCGTTCCTAGGCAAGAATGAGGGCGCTGCCGAGCGTGCCGCCAAGGCTGGCAAGACCGCCCCACATCGCGTTCTGCTGCTGCAACCGCTGCTGATATTGCTGGTAGCGCTGGTTGTAGTTCTGGTTGATCAGGCCAGCGATATCGACGGGCTGCACTTGCGTGTTTCCGGTCGATCCAAATTGCGGGAACTGGACCTGTCCGCCATTGAGCAGCGCCGAGATTTCATTGATCGGCAGTTCGCGCAGATAATTGGATTCGGTGATGCCCTGTTGGCGGGCGGCTGCCGCCTGCGCCGCCTGCGCCTCAGCCTCGGAAAGTCCCTGCTGACGCGTCCCGCTCGCCACATCGATGCCAGTGAGCATTTCGGCCAATGCATTCTGGCGGGCCTGATTGGTGGCATTGAACTGCGACTGCTGTTCCGACATGCCCTGCTGGCGACCCTTGATCGCGGCGTCGAGTGCTGTCTCCTGTTCGTTCAATCCTTGCGACCGGATGCCGAGAGCGTCCGCCAATTGCTGTTGCAGCGCGTTGAGGCCGGTATTGTAGGCCGTGTTTTCGATGCCGAACTGGTTCGATTCCGCTGCCAAGCCTTGATTGAAGGCATCGTTGCGGGCCGCGCCGTATGCAGACGATTTCGACTGGTTGAACTCGGACATGGCCTGATCCCACGCCGGAGTGCCGCGCGCGATACCGCTGTTGACCAGTTGTGTTTCGAGATTGCGCTGGCTCTTTTCCCATTGCGGATCGAGGATCGCCGTCGCATTGGAATAGGCGGCATCCTGTGCGCCCTTGAGAACATCGGCATTGGCCGTGGGGCGCGCGCCAAGAGACGAAAGGTCGAGCCCGGCCGGCATATCCCCCAACTTGGAGAGATCGATGCCGGTCATCGCGGGCAGGTTCGAGAAGTCGAGCGATTGCTGCGCGGACGGCAATTTGCTGGTGTCGAAGGCCGGAATCTGCGGCAGGCCCGAAAGGTCTAGGCTCGACGGGACCGAAGGCAACCCGGAATAGTCCTGCGGCTTGTCGAGAGCAGAGGTGACCTGCCCTGTCCCCTTCAGGGCCAGGTTGTTCAGCGCGGTCCCGACCTGTTGTTGCAGATCGAAGGATTTCTGCCCCTCCGGCGAAAGCGTGACAGTCGATTGCCATTGCGGCGGTGTGTTGGCATTGCCGGGGCTCAACTGCGTATAGGTCAGGCTGCCGAGAGGCGTCGTCTGATTGACGAAGTTCATCGCCTGTTCGTAGGCCGCCGTCTGCCGGTTCTCCTTGCCTTGCGCCGCCGCTGTCTGAACGGGATCGGGCGCGGCCGGGGGTGAGCCTGCTGATTTCATGCCGCCACCTGTTCAGTTGGAAAATGCACCCAGCGCGCCGCATCTTCCCGGCGCAGCGCATAGATCACGGTGTCGTCGGCGTAAGGTCGGTTCGGAATGATGCCGCGTTCCTTGAAGCCCAAGCCCTGCAGGAATTTTCGCGTCCTGCGGTTGGTGCGATCGGTCGTGGCGCAAAGCACATGACAGCCAAGCTGCACGAATGGGTAATGAAGAATGGCGGAAATCACGCCGCGCCGAGCCCAGCATGGATCATCAGCCGCCATGCTCACTTCGATGCGCGCGCCACTCCCAACATGCGAAAAATCGTGAAACAAAACGCCCGCGATCACCTTTGGTTCTTGCTGCGAGCCGACGCGGATCACACCGATTGCGGTATAGGTGCGCGGGATCAGCACGCGGTGCATATGAGTCCGCTCCATCACCCAACGGGCAATGGCCTCGTTGAACGGGTCTTCCGCACTCTTGGAGAAGACGAGGCTCAACATCAGAGCGGCCCCCCGGCGATGAGAAGAAGATCAAAGGCGGTGACCGAAACCGGCAATCCGATGGTCGAAGTGCGAAACAGGATGCTGCCGCAGGTTCCGATGGCTGGGGTATTGCGCCATTCTTTCAACGTGGTCAGCGTGGACCACGCGCTCACATCCCACGTCGCTTCGTCCCATACCGGCGCGGCATCATCGCCGGACGTGTCGATAACCCCGATCTGCACATCCGTATCGAAATCGACCGCGATGCCCAGTCCATATTTCAGCGATGGTCCGCTGACGATGATCGGCTTGACCATCTGATAACTGGCCTGCCGTCCCTTGCCGCCGTGATAGGCATATGCTGCCTGAATAGAGCCGACGATGGGCTCGCCATTGTCGTCATTGCCTTCATCGGCACGAATGATGTTGCCGCCGTTGTCAGCGAAATAGAGCTTTTCCTTGAAGACGGCCCAGGTCCGCGCGTTCCAGCCGAGATAGCGGCACCATGCGCCGGTCGTCGCGTTCAATACGTATTGATGCTGCTCGACACCTTCTTGCACAGGAACATTGAACAGGACCTGCGACCCACCCGGATAGGAGATCGCTTCCCACCCGAACGAGTTCCGATAGAGACTGGCGGCGCTGCTGAAGGCTTTGCGAATGCGATCGCTCAGCGCCACCTTGTTGGTTTCAGCGCGGTCGAGGCTCAGAATGCGTCCCAGCGGAATTACACCGTCAATGGTGATTACCGCCAGATCGGCGCCCGTCTTGATCAGGCAGCGCCGTCCAATCGGCGGCGGAATGTCGTAGCGACCGATCAGGGACCAGTTCGTGGCGTCAGCAGGGTCCGTGCCGGAATAGATCGCGACCTCGCCCATGCTGGTGATGAAGGCAGCGAGATCGTCCATGCCGTCGCCGCCGTCGCGGGTCCATGAACCACCGGCAACGAGATGCCCCCCACTCTTGAAGACTGGGCCGAGATCAAAACCGGTAGCCGTCCCCGCAACGGAATCGACCGCCAGAAACCAGAATTTCAGGCTGGCGTTCTCCAGGAAGAACAGCCGCTTCTTGAATACGAACAGAAAGGCAAGATCAGTCGTATCGACGCCGGTGATGGCATAAGGCGTGCTGGAACCGTTGACGCTCTGCCACGTCGTGCCGTCATAGATCAGAAGTTCATCGACGCCATTGACCGCTTCGATGAAATGATTCCCCGAGGTGCTGTAATTCACCGCTTCCCAGCGGGAATTGGTGAGCCCCGTAACGGCCGCGGCTCCGGCCGCCCCGCCCGACGAGACATTGTAGATGCCACCCGCCGCCCAAGCCCACATCTCTTCCGCCGAAGCCGCGCCATAGACGGAGAGGGTTTCGGCCGGACTGGGAAGGCCCGTGACATGGGAGACACATCCGCCGCGAAGCGTGACATCGGCGGTATCCGGGAAATAATTGTCGAGCACCACGGCATCGGCAGGTTTCATCGCTGGCAGCGGGTCGCGCGCATTCCAGCCGCGCGTCGGCGCCGGCTGGGATGTGATCTGGCCGGTCGGCGCGAGCATGACGGAGTTGCGCGGCGTGCGCTTGAGGGCGGCAGAAAGTCTCAATTGCCATACCCAGTTTCGGGAATATTGAGATAGCCGAGAAAACGCTGGACCAGACCGGGCCCGACCAGCGAAGCGCCGGGCTCCGGCCGGTCGCGACCAGAAATCTTGTCGAGCATTTCATTGTGCTCGTTCAGTTCGGTCGTGAACGGCAGACCCTTGGCGCGCAGAAACCGCCATTTGAGGCCAAGCCGCATCAGCGTGGCGTCGAGCAGCGGGAAATCAGTGTCGTTCGTGACGCGCGTGCAAATGGATGAACCGTCATTCAGGCTTACCCATGCGTTGGAGATGTACTCAAAGACCAGATCGGCGCCGCTTGTTCCCGGCGTCGGGTCGATCACGAATTTCCGCACCGC